TTAGTTGGGAAGTCTTAACTCCATACCTGCGTAAAGCATATCATCAAGCGTCATTCCATTATGCTCTGCAAGTTCTGCTGCTCTGCCTTCATCTCCAAGGTAATCTCTTGCAATCTGGCAGAAACTTCCGCCTGGTTCTACAACAGCCACTCTTTCTTCTGCCTCCTGTGATGTTTCCTCTTCCGGCTCTTCCTCACTTTCTGCTGGTGTATTATCTTTAGGATAATACTTAGCTTCCATGGCCGCCTGATAGTCTGCATAATTGTAACCTGCAGCTTCAAGATTCTGTCTTCGCTCTGGATCATTGCCATACTCACCTCTATAGATGGCATCGATTACATCTTCATCAAGTTCCTGATCTGGCTGCTCAACTGGTTCTGCTTCTTCCGGTGTATCATCATAAGAATTAACAACACTCCAAACATAATCGTTATAAGCTCTAAGACCATATTCATTAACAATCCATAAACACTTAGAATAGTACTGAGGGTCTGTTGCGTAGTTATATCCAACCCAGTTTCCGTCTGCATCATAACCTTCATCTACTGCATTAGTTAATCCATACAGCTCGCCTTCGACAGTGTTTGCCGATGTTGCGTCTGCATAATTATCATCCTGCATAAGGTCATAATAACCATCAATGGAAGCTGTAATGCTAGGGTACTTTACGAAACTGGCGACAATAGTCTGTTCAATACCTTTAATATATTCTTCTGTCGATGATACAAAACCTTCGCCTTTAATTCCAAAAAGTGAAGAAGCATTGATATTATAACCACTTTCCAAAGCAGCCTGTGCCATTGCAACAGCCGGTGATATGGTTCTCTCGCCTTTGCGTCTACGACCTACCCATTCGTTGCACACGATTGGTGCTAACTCATTAAAAAATTCTGAATGATTACCTGAAATTATTGGAAATGTTCTCATATTATTTATCCTCCTTAACATCTATTTTCGCTGTTACTAACTCATCATCATCCGGCAATTCATCTGTATAATTCCCCAAAAATGTCTTAACATATAACCATAATTTCTTCACCGGCAGACCGCATAGCGCCATATTCTTTAAAATGCTTACTGTTTCATATGCATTATAAAGTAGTGCGATAAAGCCAGAAATTCCTATCTGATTACCCATATGCTGTCTAACCTGTTCCGGCAGAAATCCAATCATATTAAATCCTGTTATGTAATCAACGATTACAAGGAGCATAATGGATATTATCATTCCACACTTACGAATTGCTCCATTAATACCAAAACAACTGTTAAATTTACGTTCTTTAATTGCCCTTAATACTCCAAATATTGTATCAATTATTACAGCTATAATAACAAGCTGGATCAGCTTGTCGTGTGCTGCTGCCATGTAAATTGCCTTTAATGTTATCATCTTTCTTTTCCTCCTTCTAAAAAAGCGCCTAGCTTAATGCTAGACGCTGTAATGAGCTCTTATTCAATTAAAGATAATGCAAGTTCTTCAAACTCTGCCATATCCTCCATGCAAGCTTTCTTGTTAGCAAGATATTCCGTTTTGTTCTGAATATTCTTGTTAACGCTTACACTACTTCCATCATCTGAAATTGATGCTGAGAGGTATACAATATTAATTCTCTGCTTTTCAGATGAACCTGTCACTGTTTTCTCTATATAACTTGTTCCTGTAAATGTTATATCTTTTCTTGTTTCTAACATATTTACTACCTTCTTTCTATTATTCAAATAATGTTCCTACTAATGTGTCGTCTATCCACACTTGCAAAGCTGCCCCAGTCCACTTTAACGTGACTCTGTTCGTCGCTGCTGTAACAGGTTGACAATAACCAAAATATGTGTTCCACATTTTAACTTTTTCCACATCACATCCAACTGTCATGCTATCCATTGCGTGCAGATCTTGAATCTTTGCTCCGCCTAGCACAGATAGTGCACAATCGCCATAATATGACGTTCCAGAAGAATCAATGCGCATATATCCTTTGCCTATGTTGCAATAACCATATATACTTCCATCACTATTATTTCCCTGGAGCCATATTTCTTTTCTTGTCACATGTATTTCTTGCCCTAAATTGGAATATAACCACAAACCAGTACTCAAGTCGTTCTCATCACTTGGAGTATATATTAATTGAATTGTATTAGTTCCATCATCGTCATAACCGAATAAACCATGCCCTTGGATCCTTACTCCATTATTAGATGTATTATTCCATACTTTAAGCTCTCCTCCTCGCAATGTTGCTGCCATTAAGTATTTATTTCCATCTGAACCAACGCTTGTTCCTCTCGAGGTTATTGTTCCATCTGCGGTAATAGTTGTATTCGTTGATGTCAACGTAAATCTGTTACCGGAAATATTCAATCCACCCCTAGCAGTTATATTAATTGTATCAGCTATGGCCTCAATTGCACTTTTCAATGACTTTTCATCTACCTTAAGTGCAATCTTAGCTTCTGTATCCTCTGGTGCCGCAGTCCAGTCTGTGGCTTTGTTACCCTTTTCGAGCTTAACGGCACGCTGAGCACCGAACTCCCACGATATACGCATATACGCTACGCCACTTGGAATAATTATCTTCTCTTTATAATACTTATCCGTGTTATAAATCTGATTTGGTGCTACCTTAATGAACTCTTTATTAGCATTGTAATAAGCATATACAATCCAAGCTTCTGTGTTGTCATCTGTCCAAAATAATTGGAACATATACTCTTTTCCGGCATCAACGGATATATATTCACCAGTAAGGAATGTCTTGTCCCAATCACCTGCATATCGCAACGCTCCAGTATCATCAATCCAACCAACAATCAAATCAGTTGTTTTAATAAGGTTCCTTCCGCCTATAGATATATCATCTATCTTGGCATCTGTGTCCTCTGGAGCTAGTGTCCAGTCAGTTGCTCGATTGCCCCTTTCCACCTTAACGTTACCTGTATTTGGATAACTTACCAATATAAAATATGCGCCATCCGGAACTTTCCATGTGAATAAATTGTTCTGGTTTGGCATTCTCGACATGAATTTTCCTTCACTATCATACCAATTCCATCTGAACCATTCACTCCCATTATCCTTGTGAAATGTAAGCTCTTCGCCAGGCACAACAGATATCTTCGAACCCATTACATTTGTTTTGTCATAGTCATTCGTATTACCATCAGCACCCAGTGCCTTATTAACAAGCTCCCCTGTTCGGATAATGAGATTTCTACCACCTATTTTAATTGCACTGACCTTAGCCTCTATCTGATTAGCTCTGGCATCTATAGCTGAATTTGCCTGAGTGACAGTATAGTAATCACCCATTGCATCCTGTCGTTGATAAATGGCATTAGCTGCTATAAGTACTGCTTCCTTGGTTTCTGTTAACTTGGTATCCATATCAGCTTTGGTATAGGTGTTCTCTTTGAATTCCGAGTAGTCATCATATACATCATTAACTCCCTGCCATACATCTGATATTTTATTATCAGTATCCTCTGGAGCTGGTGACCAGTCTGTACATTTTGTACCACGTTCAACTTTAAACATCTTACATTGTATTATGCCACTTTGAATCGCATCTGTTCTGAGTAACGTATTCCAATACGAATTTTTAACATGATTGGCATTAATTATTGCCTGATACATTATTGTTACTTCACCATTAGAGCCAGACAGCTTAGTATAATTATTTACTGGAAAATACCCATTATCATTCCAACCTGTTACATTACCAGCTCCAACGATACGAACCTGAGGAGTTTTTCCACTTACAGATACTATATTAGTATATTTGCATATTAACTTAATTGATATTACGTCGCCTACTGACAACCCATCAGTTAAAGTGTTTCCAATGCTAAAACAAACGTTATCGTTTCCATCGAACTTGGAAAAACCAGCATCGTACTTACTAGACGTTTTTTGTGCAAGATTCCTCCCGCCAACCTGAATTCCTTCCGGTGTGGCGCCAACACTATATGACGTACTTGTCGTATTATCAGTATATGTAATAATAGTTCGAGTCCACATATAAGGTAACACTGCTGTAGTCTCTGGTGGAGAAGTTACCCAAGTACCAGTTGGAGCAGTCTTTCCAGACGCACCAGCCTGATATGTTATTGCTGTGGATTTAATTCCTTTGCCTGATGCTCCAGTGGCACCAGTCTTTGCAACTGCAAACGAAAATTTCTTTGTTATAGTAACGCCATCTATTGCTAACGGAATCGTTGCTTCACATGCCGCAGAAATTGTAGCTGTCGTCTTGAATGTTATTGTTGGAGATACCGTATTGTTATTCAAAATTGATGCTGAAATACCAATAGGACACGTAATTGTTCCCACTATTATCTTGCATACAGTATTCCCACAATAAGCAACCGCCTGAGTCGTACATGACAACCCAGACGGAGCCCCAGCAGTATTCCCAACAAAGGTGTACGCCTCCGATGTTAATGTAACTGAATATGCGTCTGTTACATCTATAATTGAAATTTGACTAGCTGCTTTAACTGCCATTTTGACGTACGCCTCCCTTCTTTATTAATCTTCTAACTGGCATGTATATGCCTGTGTATTATCTACATCGTTTGCAGATACAGTTAAAGTCTTAGCTGTTGCTAAAGCTGTTGTACTGCCTGCCTTGTACCATTTAATAGAACCAAGACCACTAACCACTCCTGCATCTGAGATTGTCTGCTCAATAGAGCCCTTAAACACATGTGCTGTAAGCACTGTACTTCCTGCATTATTCTTAAATACCGTTCCATTGCTACTTGTAATGGTAACAGTAATAGCATCTGCTCCAGCATCCCCCTTTGCTCCTGTTGCACCATGTGTACTAATAATTGCAGGAGTTGTCTTAGCTGTTGTATTGTTCGTATATGTAATAAGCTGGTAGCACCACATATACTTGTTAGTTGTTGTTGTAGCAGTAGGAGTTGTTGACCATCCACTAGTAGCAGTTGTTATACCTGTATTAGCTGTTGTAGTTAAATAATAGTTGGTAACACTCTTAATGCCGTTTCCTGTAGCTCCTGTCTGTCCTGTTGCTCCGTGTGTGCCTATAATTGTCGGAGTTGTCTTAGCTGTTGTATTGTTTGTATATGTAATGAGCTGATAAGACCACAGATATTTCTTTGAAGTGTCTGTAGTCTGCATGGTTGTAGTCCAACCTTCTGTAGCAGCTGTAACATTAGTATTACCCTGCTGTCCTGCCTGTCCACTATCTCCTCCAGCGTTCTGGCCGCCGTTACCATCTCCACCTTCTGCGAAGAGCTGTAAATTCATAGGTAATGTCTTTCTCATCACTCTATCTCCTTTCTTCCGTTTACCGCCCGTCGGCATTTCCCTAAAGTTTAGTGCCATTAAGTTTTGGGCATAAAAAAAATAGGCACACACAGCTTATTTGCCATGTGTGCTTAATAACTAATATTAAATTGTGTTGCACTGGTGCAACTTCGGACTATTCTATTATAATCCAATCTTCTGCAAGCATGTCAGTCTGACTTGCTAACCAAGGGACTACATTCCCCTGTGCAGTTTTCATGGCGATATATGCTCCATACTCTACTAATCCATTCTCATTAACAAGACTTGCTGCAATTTCTGTACAAGGAGCATATGCACCAACTGGAACATAATATAAAAACATTCCCTTACCGTTCCATCCAGTTCTTGCTACTTTCTTACCTTTTTTCAGTGCTTCAATAGCAATTCCAAATGTCATATTATCACATCTTCTGTATGCATTGTATTCGCCTCTGCTCATTGGCTCTGCTGCCACCACTTTTACTCCACTATAATCCTTCATTTCTAAATCCTCACTTTCTTAAAATTGGGTATAAAAATACCACCAATCTCTCGACTGGTGGCTGTTAATCCCATATTATTTCTGGTCTTGGCATTTTCTTTGGCACTACTGTTCCATATTTCTCAATTGTATAATCAAAATCATCTTCTATGCATTTCAACAATAATTCAGCATATTCTTCTTGGTCAAAATATAAATCAGGAGGGAACTCTGGAGAATATTTAAAATGATTCACGAATTTTGTTCTTGCATCTTTTAGTTTCTTTATCACCTTGCTGCCTCCTTCAATTTCTTTTCAAATTTTATTTTTCTTCAAAATTACACTCTCAACAAATTAAATACTATTAAATCTCCCTATGTTCTTATCTCCACCAAATTCTTCCATCAACATTTCCTGATGTTTCTTGTGTGATAATTCAGAATAATACTTACGCTGCTCCTGCGTAGTTGCTTCTCTTCCCTTTTGCAGCAACTCTTTATATTCTATAATCATGCTAAGCATAGGTTCTTCTAATCTCAATGTCAATCTACGATTATACTGATTTAATTCTTCAATATTTTCTAAAATCTTCCTTTGCTCATCATTACTGATTATTTTATCAAGCCGTGACTTTAGACTCTTAATTTCATCATTGTTTTGTTCTATTAAATGATTCGTATATTGTATTATACTTTCTCTTTCACTTTGATTACGCATACAACATTCTCCTTTAATACTCCACTAGAATCTTCTAAATCCTCTGGAAAATATAGATACTCCCTATGTTTTGATAAATAATCATATTTGCTTTCCTTTATCACTTCAACTACTTCATACTTTGAACTACTTAAAACCTCTGATTCATCAGTCCCAAACAGAGATAAATGCTGCACGCCAACAGCCGTTTCGTTTTTCTCACATTCAAGTATAACAGAACTTCTCTCATAATCGCTTATTCCACCATATCCAATGGCAGTACCCTTGTTACTTGTCCAGCTTTCTATTACACCTCTTCTTGGTATTTCATCACCTTTTTTTAAATCGATAAACATTCTAACATCTGAATTGTTCAATGTCATTCCTCTGCTTATACTACCTTCGTATGCTGGCATTCTGTCAATTCCATCTCTAATTGTTTTAGCTGTTTCAGTTTCTCCATTTAGAATTGATGTATAATCACCACCAAAATACTCTTTAAGCGCCTCTTGAAGTTCTTTTGCTTTTTCATCCGAATACCCTGTATCTGACTTAATCTGTTCAAGTGCTTTCTTATTAAACTTATCAAGCTCATTATCCGGAACTTTACCACTATATCCAGTATTTAACTGTTTTCTCCTTTCTTTCTGAATCAATAGCTTATTCTTTTGTTTTTCAAATTTCTTTATTTGAGTATCTAAATCCTTTAGTTTATCAACCAAATCATCCTCAGATACATCTCCAAAGCCATCTACTATAGAATCAAACTCTTTGAACCAGTCATCATAAGAGTATCCTTCTGTCATGTCGCTAAATTCTTTCTTAAGAGACTCTATTTTTGTATTCGTGTTAGTGATACTATCTTTTAATTTTATTTTATCATTCTTCTGTCCATTTGCAACTACATTCTCCCATTGTTTCTTCCTCGCCGCATACACTTTCTTGTTATCTGAGTCTAAGGAATACCTAGACAGCCTATCAAACTGCTCAATCATCCTGCCTGCATACTGCTGCTTCTGGTCCTGCTTGTAATCTTCCTTAACCTGCTCAAGCTCTTTCTTGGAAAACTTGCTATCAGGCTCATCATCAAGTTCAGGGAAGTATGTTGTATGTACATCTTTACAGTTAGGATGGTAAAGCCCTGCTGCTATTGCCGAAGACATTAACGGATAATTACCATCACTTGCATCACCTCCACTCCACACATCATCTATGAGAATCTTTCCAACAAACGGAAGACATTTAGGACAGGCATTAGCACGCTTATTCATGATAACTGTACTAATTCCCCATGATTGTCTCATTTCGCCTTCTCCGGTCAGATATGCACGCTTGTTAGCTGTCTGAATTGCCATCTTGGCATAGTCTTTCATGGTATGCCTTGCGCCATTTGCATATTCAATACAGTTGATACCGGCTTTAAGGAAATCCTTTGTAGCCATATCTACAGCCTTCTCATATGTTCCTGCGCCCGTATTCGCATAGACCTGAGCGTTAAATATTATCTGTCGGTATTTATCCTCCGACATTCTAAGCATTGCTTTTTCTGCCCTGCTAAAATCTGACTTCGTTGCTTTAATCAGGGCATTAAGTTTTCTTGTATTGAGTCTGAAAAAAGCACCCTCAGCGCCTTGCGACACCTTAGATGCTTTCAACCCTTTCTTTAATGCTCTTAATATTTTCTGCTCCTGTTCTGTTCCACCTTCCTGCCTGGCTGCAAATATCATTGCATCAATAGAGTCATTTATGTTGCTAAATGACTTCGTGAACTTCTTTTTATTCTGTGCTTTATACCTTTCCAAAGCTTTAAGCTGCTCTACCTGCCACTGTGACCAGTTAAACCCCATATCTGTCTCTTCTGCTCTATGGCTTGCAAGATTACGCATCTCCAGCAGATGCATTTCTCCACTTCTCAGCGTCATAACCTTCTGGAAGTGTCCTGCCTATATCTTCTATAAACGCTATCTTATTTCTTCTGTCTCTGTCTATATTCCTTCTGTTCTGGTAATACTCTCCATTTTCACTCTGAATGTCATTAAGAACTGCAAGAATATTCTTGTCATAATTAACCCATGCCGGTATCTCTCCAAACCACTGCTTAATAGTGTTCATATCCCAGTCATACTGAATCATATCCAAAATGATTGCATTCTGCTGTTTCTTATCCATAGCCATAAACTCTATTGGATTAAGCTGCAAAGGGGTAAATATCTCCTTAAGAAAAGCTTCTGGGCTTCCTATTTCACTCCCGTTCTGCTTTATAGATTTGTAATCCGCTCTATTAATACGGCTCTTTCTATCAATAGATAATCCGCTATCCGTCTCAATAAGAATTTCTCCTTCAACAGCTCCGCGTCTTACAATTACATCTCTCCCAGATTTATTAGTTAATGCATATCTGATAGCATCAAGTACTGATGATTTACCTACACCATTTGAGCCTGAAAGCTCTATGCTTTCACCATTCATGTTAAATTCCCTGATACCCAGTATGTCTCGAATCTGAATCTTTGTTGTTCTCATTATTTCCTCCAAAATTAAATACCATTTGCCCGTTTCGGGACTCCTTAAAATTACCCATATACTGTCTGCGTCTTTCTTTCTCCTTATCCTGGCAATCACATTTTTCTCCAGGGTCTAAAAGAGCACCGCAGTAACTACATCATAATTCCACATTGCTTTTTACTCCAAAATGGTCTACACTATCATTGAGTTATTATCTGAGTTGCGGTGTTGCCTCACTGCAGCTCTTTTTATATAGTTGGAAGCCTGTAAGCTCCTTCCGGCACAAAGCTGAATATCTCTAACAATCTCAGCCTTGTGTACCATCTGGCAGCCAGCTCCGTATTACCATTCCTAAGATTCTCATTAATTCTCTTGTTGTAAGATATTATTAAACCTACACGCCGCATATTATCCTCCTTTCCTAAATTACAATATCCTTTGGTTCATTCGGATTCGTTAAATCCTTTCCCTCGTTATCCCTGAAGAATCTTTCAAGCTCTGACTTTCTTATTCTTGTATGAGGGATTTTAAGCACCCTTATCTGATTTGCGTTGATAAGTGTATAAACATACTGTTTAGAAGCTCGCATGATTGTTGCCACTTCCTCCACTGTATACACCATATCCTCCGGCTCTCTCTTTATTGTCGCTATCTTCATAAGCCTGCTCCTTTCCTTAATCTATTTCCTCTTAGGTTCATGGCATAACATCAATATTGTTATGCAGATAATTGCTGTTATTGTTATTGCTGTATAATTCATCACTTCACCTCCTCGATAGATAATCACTTGTGTAAACGTTCTTTTACTCCTATACTCTAATTACAGGCTATTGCCGTAGCCGAGTAATCACGAAAGGAGTTTGCTATGGATTTCAATTTAGACAAAACTGATGTTACCAATCAGATATATCAGATGGCTCTTACATATGTCGCAACGCACGAAGATATGAAGAATATGTCACCTGCCGACTTCTGTAAAAAGGTACTTGATGCACAAAGAGAATTCTCAACTATCTGGGGAGATAATAGAGTTAAGTAAATGTATCTTTACTCTCTCTAACAAGTCCTGAGCTTCTCGGATTGTTAATCCTTCTAATGCTTCAACAATCTGAGAAGCTCTTTCAACATTTTCCCCAGCAAACAACCTGCCACCTATTCTTAATTCACCAGTTTCAATATCTCTCCACTGACTTAATCCAACGGCATTTCTGATTCTTTCTGTTCTTTTCTCTGTATCTTCTACCTGCTCTTTCACCCTCTCACCTCCTCGAATAGATAATCAAACTTCACATTAAAGGTCTTACATAAAATCTTTATTTCAAATGTTGTAAATTTCCCTGTTTTTTTCTTGTTTTCATAAGAAACTCTTGATATTCCTAATAATTTTGCCACATCTGAATTTGTATATCCTTTTCGTGCTTGTTCCGCTTCTAAGTTTCTAAACAATTTTGTTTCCTCCTTTCGTGTTTGCATAACGCAAACTTTTATTATAATATAATTGCTATCTGCAAACTTGTCAATAGTTTTCTTTGCATTTTGTAAACTTTTTATTGACATGTTTGCATTTCATTCATATAATCAAATCATACAAATGTTATTCAAGGCGGTGATTAATAATATGGGAGATATTTTTAACGAAAATTTAAAGTCAGCAAGAGAAAAGAAAGGTTTATCTCAAAAAGAAGTTGCTGAAGCTATTGGGGTCGCCAAATCTACATATTCTTTATATGAGAGTGGGAATAGAGAACCTAATGTTCAAACTATAAAGCGAATTGCTGATGTATTAAATGTTTCTGCCGATGTGCTTTTAGGATTAGAAGAACCTCATACTATAGCTGCTCATTTTGATGGAGATGGATTTACGCCAGAGGAATTAAATAAGATAGAAGAATTCGCTAATTTTGTTAAGTCAAAAAGAAAAAACTAAGGGGATGATTTATTGACTGATTATGAGAAATTATTATCCAATGCAAACGATAATAATGTTACAGTTTATGATGACTACAATTTGAAGGGAACTAGAATAAAAGGATTATATTGTGATGGCTCTGTTGCTATAAGTAATAGCTTAAGAACACAAAAAGAAAAAACCTGTGTACTTGCAGAGGAATTAGGACATTTCTACACCTCAACCGGAAATATCTTAGATATGTCTGACACTGGTAACAGAAAGCAAGAAGCTAGAGCCCGTCTGTGGGCATATAACAGACAAGTTGGTTTGCAAGGTATTATTAATTGTTATAAGGCCAATTGCAGAACTTTACATGATATGGCAGATTACTTAAATGTAACAGAAGAATTTCTAAGTGACGCTATTGAATGTTACCGTTCTAAATATGGCATATCCGTGCAAGTAGACAATTATGTTGTTGGATTTCAACCATCATTATATATTATGGAATTATTTGAATAGGAGAAAACATGGGATTATCTGATATATTAAACGCTAAAAAACTTCGTGAAGAAAACGAACAATTAAAGAAAATGATCACTCCAGAAATGCAGACTAGTTTTGATTTATCACAGCATATAGAATCACTAAAAGCTCAGGTTAATGATTTACAGGGACAATTTGATAATTTGAATAATCGCATTAACGATAAAGGACAGGAATACAATAATCTTCTTGACCTTATAGATGAAACAAAATCAAAATTGATTATTATGCAAGACGATGTACTTGTACAAGAGTTTGGTTTGTATACACCTATTTATGATTTCGCCACATCTGATGGCTATAAAGAAAAATTAACAGCCATCAGGGATAGACAGAAACAAATGATAAAAAATGGTACTGCTGCCACTGGTGCTATTAATTGGCAAGTTAATGGTAGCCTACAAAAAGGTTCTAAGATGGTAAGTGATACTCAAAAACTTTTGTTAAGAGCTTTTAATAGCGAATGTGATGAGGTAATAAATAACGTCAAATACAATAATTTTGATATGTCGCTTAAAAGAATTACAACCTCTCGCAACGCAATATCACGACTAGGAAAAATGATGCAGATTTCAATATCCAATGAGTACTATCAGGCTAAAGTAGATGAATTACATCTTGCTTTTGAATATCGTCAGAAAAAACAAACAGAAAAAGAGGAACAAAGAGAGGCTAGAGCTGCTCTTCGTGAAGCTGCCAAGCTACAAAAGGAAATAGAAGAACAACGAAAAGCTATTAATAAAGAGCGTAATCATTATCAAAACGCTTTGCTATCTGTTTTAAAACAAATTGAATCTTCTCCTACGCCTTCTGATGAGCTGATACAAAAGAAAAATGAGCTTGAATCACAACTTGGTGTTATTGATGTGAAAATAAAAGACTTAGATTATAGAGAAGCTAATCAGCGTGCTGGTTATGTTTATGTTATTTCTAATATTGGTGCATTTGGTGAGAATATTTACAAAATTGGTATGACCCGCCGTCTTAACCCTCAAGATAGAGTTGATGAATTAGGTGATGCGTCCGTTCCTTTCAATTTTGATGTGCATGCAATGATATTTTCTGATGATGCTCCTGCACTTGAGAATGCTCTACATAAAGCCTTTGAAAATCGTAAGGTTAATATGGTCAACCATAGAAGAGAATTTTTCAATGTTACATTGGATGAAATAAAAGATGTTATACGACAAAACTATGACAAGACTGTTGAATTTGTCGATATCCCAGATGCAGAACAATATAGAGAAAGTCTGAAAATGAGACAATAGTATATGGAGGTATTAATATGAGTGAAAAAGAACAGTTATTACAATTAATTGAAAAAGTACCTGATTACAAGATTGGTTATGTATTAGCTTTTGTAAAGGGACTTTTAGCTTGTGATGATACCGAAAAATAAATAATTTACAATTAAATTATTTAAATCATTGTTCATTGACAATTAAATATCTGCCATTTTTTTCAATGTACAAAAGTTGACATATAGGATATAATTTATGTATACTTATTATGTAGCCTTAATAATATAAAAGGGGAGATCATTATGGCAACAAAAAGCATATTAAAAACAATTGACATTAAAGACAAATCGATTGGTGAATTATTAATTAATGCTCTTGTGAAATCAGAGTCTGTTCCAAGTAAAAAAGTCGATTTATCAAAAGAATGTACAGAACTTAAAGGCGATTCTGTCAAAGACTTCTTAAGGAGTACTAATGGATTTACTAAGTAATAACTCAAAATATATACAAATAAATTTAAGCGATATTATTAAAGCTATTGGAGAGGATGGTGCTAAATCAATCCTCTCTTCTTTTTCGTGTCCGAATAAAGATGTTGAAAATTTTCTAAGATATAAGGCTATTGAATTTTCTAAGCGTGACTTTTCAAAAACTCATTTAGTTTTTTGGTCTACCTTAGACGAAACAGAAAAATATCTTGTTGGTTATTACACTATTGCACCCAAGTTTTTTTCTATTTCAAAAGATAATGTCAGCAATTCGCAATACAAAAAACTCTCACAATACGGAGAATATGATACTCATTCTAAAAAATGTACCATTTCGGCAATATTAATTGGTCAATTAGGTAAAAATTACACCGCAGGGAATGATACTCTTATAACTGGCGATGAGTTATTAAAAATGGCACTAGATAAAGTAAAAAATATACAAACAGAAATAGGTGGTCGTTATACATATCTTGAATGTGAGGATTCTCCATTTTTATTATCATTTTATGAAAGCAATGGATTTATACAATTTGGAAAAAGAAAGTTAGACGCTGATGAAACAGATATTAACGGCTCATATCTAATTCAATTATTAAAGAAAATATAATAAAAGCCCTTGTGCTACCAACACAAGAGCTTTTACCACGATACTTACATAAGCAGTGCCTATGATATAATACCGCCCTGAACAAGCCATATTATATCATTTGAAACACCGCTTTTGCAAGTAGGTGTTATTTTTATACCCATTTTTACTGTTGCACCAGTGCAACTTCCCCAAAAACAGAAAGGAATGATTAATATGAAAAAGAAAATATCTAAGGTCCTTACATATAAGCGTGGCAATCTATGGGCTTACCGTTTCGAATCTGCACCTGTAGATGGCAAAAGGAAGTGGATTACCAAGAGCGGATTTAAGAACCAATCTGAGGCATATGAAGCCGGTATGGCAGCATACACACAATATAAACAGACTGGCAAGAGCTTCACTCCATCTAATATCTCTGTATCTGATTACATGGATTACTGGATTGATAATTACTGCAAGGTTAATCTAAAGGCTAATACAGCATCAACTTATAAAAAGAAAATTGATTTATATATAAAGCCGGCTATTGGTTCGTATTATCTTAAAGACATAGAGCCAAGCCTTCTCCAGGAGCTTATAAACAATCTTTTTAATACCGGAATGTCAAGAAACTCTCTCGGCAATGTTAAGGGTATTCTTACCAAGTCATTTGCCTATGCAAAGACTACTGCAAGATTTATTAATGATGATCCTTCTGCTACTATTTCTCTTCCGCTTCCAAGAGCAAAGGCAGAGGTTAAAACAAAAAAGAAAGTAAGAGTTGTATGGACTGATGAACAGCTTGATACTGTCTTTAAAACATTTGCACAGGGCCATATATATCACATGCCGCTCCTGCTCGCTTATAGGTGCGGTATGCGTCTGGGTGAGATATTTGGTCTTATGTGGAATGATATAGACTTTGCTAAAGGAATATTGAGCGTTAACAGACAGGTACAGAACCATAATGATAAATGGTATCTGGAAAATCCTAAATATGATTCATTTCGTACCATAGAACTTGATGATATAACACTTTCAGAACTTAAAAGACTGTACGAACATGAAAAGGAATGTGAACAGTACTATAATGAATATTACAATTATATCTACTGTGAGACACTTGAAGATGACTCTAAGAGACTTACTTATGAGCCGGCTGGCGAATCAATGCATATGGTGCTTTGCTCTAAGATTAGGACTATAACCAGAAGAGACAATGATAACTTCACCTTGTAAAGCAAATTTTCTTAACGTCTCATAAGCTTGTGGCATAAAATTCAACCTATCAAAGAATCGCTGTTGATTGAAATATGTATTTATATATTCTCTACTCGCACAATTGAGTTCTTCAAAATCCCAAGTCTTAATCTGTTCTGGAAGAATATACCTATAATCGCTGTAATACTTAAAGTCCTCATTATATAAATCACATATTGCAGCAATTGTATCTACGATAACTCCGTCAAAATCACAATAAAGTTTTATACATCATCACTCCAATCTAATAATATATTTGGACATTTGTTATTCTTGTCCAATTTATAATTCTCTCTTAGAATTAACACATTATATGGAATATTCTTATAATACCTTACACATTCCATATAAGGACAAGTCCTATTACTACAATAGATCTTGTCCTTCTTCTGATTTTTCTCTGTTATTCTTTTCTTTGATTTCATCTAACTCCTTACATATTAAGGCTGTCTCAAAAGCTGTTCTATTTTCGTTATGTACAATATAATCAACTTTCTTAGAGATATGTCTAAAGTCCTTTTTGTCAGCCTTATACCTTCTTTTAGATTCAGTTTTATCAACATCTCTATTCAGCATTCTTCGTTTAATTTCTCTATTGGACACTTCAAGATAAATAACCGTTACATTCTCATTAATTTTATTTCTTACTTTTTCTAAAGCATCAGGTGTAAGAATAATAACAGAGTGTGGCTTACTATAATCTTCAAGTAAAGAACCATAATACCAAGCTCCTGAGACAGTTTCATATATTCTGTACTCTGCAAAACTACCACAATCAATCTTAGTCAAAAAATTCATCTTTTCTAAGAAATGATATTCTCTTCCATCAATCTCTCCTGGTCTTGGTGGTCTTGTAGTACAGGTTGAGAGCAATTTAAAGGTTAGAAAGGTAACTGTCGCTCATGTTACTGGTAATCTTGCTACTGTACGATTTGAAGAAGGCGGTGGAATCAGAGTGCCTATTAATAGACTATATGGATCTGAAGAGGAAGCTGCTAAAGAATTGAAATATAAAACCGAAGTGAAAAAACCGCCTCATAATTATTTGAATGGACAATTGTTATAAAATAAATTTAAAGGAGATGTATTTTATTATACACCTCCTTTTTTCTTAAAATGTAGAATGTAGACAATTTTGGAGTAAATCAATATAAATTATTTAAAGCTACATTACCAGTTTCTTTAATTATATCTGTATAATGATTTGTGTATATAAGAATTGTTGTCTTTAAATCCTTATGTCCCAACCTCTTTTGGATATACACAAAATCTGCACCGTTTTCTCTTAGCATCATTCCATGTGTGTGTCTTAAGCTATGAGTATCATATTCGGGGAAATTTAGTTGCTTATGAACTACACTTGAAATATTTTGAGTGGTTCTTGAAGTTACATAAGATCCATCTTCTCTCCTGCAAACGAAATCAATCTCATTTTTTGACGGTGTTTGAGATATTTTATTTATTGGCACAACATCATCTGTTTTAGCATATACAATTGTATCTTCGCAATAATAATGATTGTAATGTTCATCATAATAATCTCTTGCTTTTAATTGTTTATTGTATTCTTTTTGTAATGTCTCTAATAAAATATCATCAATTTCTATTGTTCTATATGAATTATATTTTGGAGCAGAAAAATACCAAAAGCCATTGGATTCTGATGTTCCATTTGTTCTCTTCTTTTCTTCCTCTGTTCTTTTCTCTCCTTCATCCCACTGCACCTGTCTATTAACAGAAAGTGTTTTATTTTCGAAATCAATATCTTTCCATGAAAGAGCATATATCTCACTTAATCTTAAGCCTGTATGATAACCAATCATTAATGGAATATACGCTGATGTACCTTCGGGAAACCTCTTAAAAATTTTATCTATAATATCTTGAGGGATGTATACATGTTTCTTAGTTTGAGTTTTTACGTCTGGCTGCATTTTTGTTGGGATAACCAATCTAGTTGCAGGAGAAGATAATATATAATGTCTATCAAGTGCAAAGTTAAATGATTTTGTTAATAATCCTTTTATTGTACCAATAGTGTTGGTAGAGAAACCTTTATTGTACATGTCTGTAATAAAATCCTGCAATACATCTTTTGTTATAGTCTTTAATCTGTATGATCCAATCTGAGGCTTAAGATACAATCTTATCTTTTTTTCATAAGTTTCTATTGTAGTTTTCTTACAAGTAAGTTTACAATCTTTTTCTATCCACAAATCGAGAAAGTCAGAATACGACATATCTGAAGGTTCTACAACTTGTCCTACATGTTCATAAGCTTGTTGTGCAATCTTACCTGCTTCTCTTGCTTCTCTTTTAGTCGCAAATCCTGATTTAGTTTTTCTTTTTCGCTTACCGTCTACAGATGCAATCTCAAAAGCATATTCATACACGGTTTTACCCGATTTAAGTGTTCTAGCTTTTATAAATAATTCGCCCAT